AGAAAACAATGAAGTGAAAAAAGTTGAAAGACTAACTAATAGAGGATTCATGAATTGACAAAACTTTTGACCATGCAAAAACATTTACCTTACTATGTAAAAATATATAGTAATGTCCTAGATAATTCTGTTTGTGATCAAACTTTAGCCGAACTCAAACAGGTCAAATGGATTCAACACCAATATTCTTCACCCGATGATTATACGGTATCGGCACTCAACGCCAATAAAGAATTATCGGTGACTCGTGATATCATATCAACGACGAATAATATTGAGGATAAAGTGTGGCACTGTCTTAAAGATTATGTCACAACCTTAGACTTTCCATGGTTACGTGGTTGGAGAAACTTTTCAAATATAAGGTTCAATAAATATGAAGTTGGACAGTTGATGAATATACACTGCGATCATATTAACACTCTATTCGATGGAGAAGAAAAAGGCGTTCCTATTCTCACTGTTCTTGGTATGCTGAATGATGATTATGAAGGTGGAGAGCTTGTCATGTTTGACGATAGTTTCATTAAAATGGATAAAGGGGACATTGTAGTCTTTCCATCAAACTTTTTGTTTCCTCACAGAGTGCTTCCTGTAACATTTGGAACAAGACACTCATTTGTCAGTTGGGCGTGGTGATGGATATACATTCTCTGTTTCCTATACCTGTTGGAATAACAGATGTATCTAATGTGTTGAACGATGAACACATTAGATATGCCCACGAATGTAGCAAGTTTTACACAGTCAATGATGGTAACACTACTAGTGTAAACAGTTATGTCCTGGACAGTCCTAATATGTATGATCTTAAACAAGCATTATTACAGTCGGCGAATGATTATATCTCAAAGGTGATTCAACCATTAAGAGATGGGTGTATTGATTGTTACATAACTCAGTCTTGGTTCAATTACACGAATACAGGACAGTATCATCATTCACACTTACATCCGAACAGTTTTGTATCTGGCGTATTATATCTAAATGCAGATATGGAAAAGGATACAATCACTTTCCAAAATAAATATAATAATTATGATTTTTGTTTTCAAATCGATGGGTATCCGAACGAATTTAACAGCAGAGAAGTATTTTTTAGTAACAAGGTGGGTACGGTATTTATATTTCCATCTTCTCTACATCACTCGGTTAACCATACAACTTCTGAACAAACTAGAATTAGTTTAGCATTTAATACTTTTCTGAGGGGTTATATTGGTGATGATAGAAAACTAACCGGACTACATCTAAAATAGGACACGATAAGAAATGAAATATTTTACATACAACTTAGTCTTTTCTGAAGAAGCAAATGGATGGATTTCACCATATGCCCTTTTACCTCAGGATAGTGTATTAGGTGTTTCAGATGGCGAGAAATACTATGCCGCCGCTAATATCGATAACTTTGATGCTATCAGTGACTATAATCCTGTAGAGGTCAGCAAAGAACTATTCGATAGGTATGCCAATCCTGCACCAGACATCACAACCAGACAGTTTTATATGCAGGCTATGAAAGAAGGTCTTTTGATACAACAGGATGTTGAAAACGCTATCAAGAATAGAATCATACCAGTATCTATTCAGTCTGTTCTAGATGCTGCTATCACAGACCATGCACAGAAGTTCAATGCTGAAATGTCTATTATCAGCGCCATCTACTTTGAGAGAAGTAATTCCTTGGTTGAACTAATCGGCACAAGTTTTGGTAAGACAACCTACGAAATTGATCAGTTTTTTAGAAATGCGTCAAAACTATGATTTCAGGTTTTGTCTTTCAGTTCGAACATTAACCAACTGAGTTTGCTAAATAGTGTTGTGAACAAAGGATGCTATTATATACAAGCCTATATTGATGCATGTTTAGCCGTGAAAGATAAATACCCAAAACCACAATAATCCACCGCTAAAGGATAGATATGGCCTTACAGTTCCCAGCATCACCAGTCGACGGTCAAATCTACTTTGACACCGCTTCTGGTAACCGATATGTTTATGATGCTGCGACCACCAAGTGGAGTTATACAGCTAACAATACTCCCACTGGTTCAGTATATCTATCTGCTAGTGCTCCTCCTGGTGCGGTAGCTGGTGATCTATGGTGGCACCAAGACCTTGGTACCATGTTTATCTTTTACAACGATGGTGATTCCACACAGTGGGTAGAAACATCACCATCTGGTGGCTTCTCTGACGTTGCTGCATCCTTTCAGACAATCAATGCTGCTTTCGGTGTTGCTAATGCTGCTTTTGATTCCGCCAACAATGTCGCTCCTCAGGTAGCACCAAGTTATAATACCGCTAATGCCGCATACACACAGGCTAATGCTGCCTATAGTTTTGCAAATGGTGTTGCTACCAATGCTGCTGCCGCTTTTGCTGCGGCTAATGCCGAATATACATTCTCTAACACTGTCTATGCTGCGGTTAACTCTGCCTTTGCGGTAATCAATGCAGCCTATACATCCTCTAATGCCGACTATGTTGTTACCAATGCTGCCTTTGCTGTGGCTAATGCTGCTTATGGTACCGCTAATCTAGCATACACTGTATCCAATTCAGCCTTTGGTATCGCCAACATTGCTTTCACTTATGCTAATAATAAGGGATACTATGCTGGTAACAACGGCGATAAGGGTAATTCTACAAGTCTTGGCGATATCTTCCGAGTCCATTCTAATACCCTTACACAAAATGTTACTATATACTCAGGAAACAATGCCCTTTGTGCTGGTCCTATTACTGTAACTGGTTCTAGCACTACACTTACTATTCAACCTGGCGCAAGATTGGCTATCGTATAATGTCCACATTACAAGTAACAACTATCACAACTGTCAATAATACAACACCTCTGATCCTACAGACTGGTAATACTGGTGGTGGTCAGATTGTATTGAATAGTGCTAATTCAGATGTCCAGTTTGTTGGTAATGTTAGAGTTGCTTCTGGTTTTACTGGTGATGGTTCTGGGCTGACTTTGCCAACTGCTAATGTGGCAAATGCTGCTTTCGGCAAGGCTAATAGTGCGCTACAGAATACAACTGGCACATTCAATGGTAGTTTATATTTTCCTACCGGTAATGTTTTTATCGGCACAAATTCTTCTGGTGTTGATGGTTCCGACTTTCAAGTTCAAACAGCAAACGCAACTGTCTTTGCTCATTATGTAGGAAATGCTAGAGGTGGATTGCAAGCCTTCTCTAGTCAGAGATTAGGACTTGTAACTACCACATCTGGTGATAACCTTGTGTTTGGTTATACATCTGGTGTTAAAGGTACTCTAACCGAATATATGAGAATCAAAAACTCTAATGGATATGTCGGAATCGGTAATAATAATCCTGCTTCCGCACTAACTGTATCAGGATCAGGTTTCTTTTCCGGCATAACACTAAACAATAGAGCCGGTGTAGATATAGGATTCAACACAAATTATGCCTTCTTAACATCCGGTGATCGTGGCGCTTCAACACTCAATAGACTAGACTTTGAAGGATCATCTTTTAGATGGTTATTTGGGTTTGGTACTAGCCAACAAATGGAACTAAATTCATCGGGTCTTGGTATAGGTATTACACCAACATCACCACTTCAAGTATATGCTCCTGTTGCTGACAGTCTTCCTATTTTGAGATTGAGTGCCAGTTCAAATACTTCATCCCCATTCCAATGGATTAGCACCTCTTTGGCTCCTAATATTGGAGCAGGACAGAACCTAATTCATCTTATTGGTAAAGCACAAAGCACACCAAATTCGGGTTATATCGGATATAAACACGCTGGCGATGGATCATATAATAATTCTATGACTATCGGTATGTATGGTGCCGACAATCTATTGAACATAAATGCTTCTGGTCGTGTTACCAAACCATATCAACCAGCCTTTTCTGGATACAGAAACGCCGGACTTGTTACCAACGCAACAGCTATTCATAATATAGTTAATCTGAATGTTGGTAGCCACTACAATTCATCTACAGGTTTGTTTACATGTCCAATAGCAGGTTACTACCTAGTATCTTGTGCCGGTCATGCTGAAAATTTTGATGTTACTCGTATTCAAATAAGAGTTAATAACTCAAATGTTAGATATACTTATAACAGAACCGGTGGTGCTAACTATGTTCACCAGTGTATATCTTCTGTTGTTTACTGTAATGCCAACGACACAATTAGCATGTATGTAGAAGGTACAATGTGGGGTGGTGATCTTTCCGGTGTTATGATGGATATATATCTATTAGGATAAAAGGAAACTAATGTCAACTCTACAAGTAGCTAACGTTCAATTTGAATCAACCGGTGCCAACCGTATAGAATACACAGGTAACAATGTTATCCGTGTCAAAGGTAGCGGTTTGCAGTTACCAACAGTCACCAATGCTACCAAGCCATCACCTGAACCAGGTATGATGCTTTATAACTCTGACACTGGCAACATGGAGATGATGGGTGCTGGTGGTGCTGGGTTGTCTTTTGCTAGTAATTCATCTGTGGGTGCTGTCTTTGCGGTTGCTAATGCTGCTTTCGGTAAGGCTAATACGGCTTTGCAGAATGCCACAGGAACTCTAGTAGGGACGTTATATACCACTACAGGATTAGGAGTAGGAAGCACTACTAGTCTAGTCGGTGGTTCATTATTGACTGTAACAGGTAATACTTCCGGTGCTTGGATTTCAAGTTGTGCTAAGTCACTTTCATCCAATACTGCTAAGTTAGGTGTTTATATTGATCATAACAGTAACGATGGATCAATCTATAATGGTATAGGCTTTAGAGGTCAGTCATCATACGATATGTATTTTGGTAGGCCTGCTGGCTCAGCCGATGACCTAATCATTTCACGATCAAACTATGATACAACGGAATTGTTTAGATTTACTGCCGGTGGTAAACTAGGTATTGGTACATCTTCTCCAGGAGGCAAACTAACAACATATACATCTTCTGGTGGTGTTTATACAGAAGTAACCTCAGGTGGTACTAGCGGTACATCTACAGACTATGCTTATAACATGGCCGCTGTAATGGGAACTTATGCCGGCGGCGTCTATAATATTATATATGGATCAGGTATAGGTTATACATATTATTCTGCTAATAATGGACAGTATTGGGTAGGTACATCACAAAATTCACCATTAGTTTTTTATACTAATAACGGCGAAAAAATGAGAATTACCGCCGGCGGTTCTATTGGTATTGGTAGTTCAAATCCAAATTCACCTCTATCTCTTATGTCAAGCGGCACGGGAGTATCGATCAATTTCAACGCTAATGGTTTGACAAATGCTTCTAACAGAGGTGGCCTTATCAACTATTGGTATGATGGTAGTTCAACATATTATAAAGATTTTTGGAATTGGGAATCAAATGGTGTGGTTCGTATAGGTACAGCCGGTGCAGAACGTTTCAAGATCGATAGTTCTGGTCGTATTACTAGACCATATCAACCAGTGTTTCTTGGTGTTGGTAGATCGGGAGGTACCCCACTAAACACGGGTAGCGAATCAACTTATACTATCTGGAATCCTAATAGCGTTCAATTAAACAGAGGTAGTCACTTCAACACATCAACAGGCAGATACACATGTCCTGTTGCTGGTGTATATCAGGTTTCTATCTTTTTGCTCTGTCGTTACAGTTCATCCGGCGGCGCACATAATATCCAAATCTTCAAAAATGGTTCTGGAACATCTATTCTTGGTAGAGATATTGTTTATGGTAGTAACGAGTTGAACACAGGTCTACTAGGTTATGTTGATTGTGCCGCAAACGATATTCTTGATGTTAGAGTGTCTAACAGTTCTGGTTGTGATTTCTATCCAGATTTCAACTCTTATGCAATTTCACTATTTGGTTAAACAAGGAGAAAACAATGACAACTTATACAGTAGAATACACAGAAACCGAAAACAAGGCTATGGCTTACGCAGCAGCCGATGTCAATGAATGGATTCAGAACGCCGCTCATGAAAGAGCCCGTATCGCCATTGATGAAATCGTTGCTCTGGCCGTTCAGAAGTTCCTTGAGAATGGTCAGTCCATTCCTGGTTCTAAAGATGAAATCGTAGCCGCTGCTTTCACCAATGGTTGGGTCAAGACTGCCGCTGATCGTAACGCAGAAGCCCTAGCAGCCACACCAACGGAAGCATAAATACCTAAAAACCAAGGGTAACGAATGTCACTTAACTTTCCAGCATCACCATCTAATAATCAGATATACTTCGATGCCACTTCAGGTAATCGATATAAGTATAATGCGGTCAACAATGTTTGGTTCTATACTGCCAACAATGATATTCAAGGTTCCGCAACGGACACACAGATTGTATTTGATGATGCTGGATCGGCTAATGGTAGCCCAGGTCTAGTATTCAATAAGAGCGCCAACACCCTCACAGCGAATACCATCAATGCGTATTCTATGAGGGTTACTGGCAACCTCTATATTGGTTCTAATACGGTAGTTATCTCTAATAACTCCATTATAGCACAAACCATCTTTGTTGGTGGTTCATCTATTCCTACAGGGCAGCAGGCTAACGCAGTATATGACCTGGTCAATGCCGCTTTTACTGTAGCCAACTCTGCCTATGCATTGCAGAACAATGACTATACAATGTCTAATGCCGCCTATACGGTGGCTAATGCTGCATTTGGTCTGACTAATACGACCTATGCTGCGGTTAACTCAGCCTTTGCAGTAATCAATGCAGCCTATACAAGTTCTAATGCTGATTATGTAGTTACTAATGCGGTCTTTACTCAATCTAATACAGACAACGTTAGATTGTCGGCTGCCTACGTTTCTCTAAATGCTGGTTATACCGTAGCTAATGCAGCTTTTGGAACGGCTAATGGCAAGGTTTCTAAGTCTGGTGATACTATCACAGGTACACTAAGCATTGTTGGTGATCTAGTTGTTTCTGGTAATACTTATCAGTTGAACGCCAATACCATGTCGATCTCAGATCCATTGATCTATTTGGCTGCTAATAACTATTCTAGTGATATTGTGGACATTGGCTTTATAGCCAACTATGTCAATACTGCTGGTGCTAACGTCCATACAGGTCTCTATAGAGAACACACAGATAAAGAGTATTACCTATTCCAAGGTTATGACAGAGAGCCTATAAACAACCATATTGGTGCAATGAGCAACAATATGACTCTATCGGTTCTCAATGCGGACATTAGAACCAGTAACTTGAACCTTGGTGGGGCTAATGCTATCACATGGATTAGTTCTGGTTATGGTGTTGCTAATGCTGCATTTGCAGCCGGTAATGCCGAATTTACCTTTTCTAATACAATCTATGCTGCGGTCAATTCTGCATTTGGTGTTATCAATGCAGCCTACACCAGTTCTAATGCTGATTATGTATTAACTAATGCAGCGTTTACCGCTGCTAATGCAAAAGTTGCCACCGTATCTGGTACATCTGGTCGTATCACAAGTTCCGGTTCGACTGGTATTACTCTTGACCTGGCAACTGCCGGTGCTGGTGCGGCATCATATTCATCCGGTATTTCGGCACTCACAGTTGATGCTTATGGTCGTGTTACATCTGTTACTGGTTCGGCTGGATATGCAACTACGACTCAATTAGGAAATTACTTACCACTTGCTGGTGGTACGATGACTGGACAATTGAACGTGATTGGTCTAACCGTAGGACAGGGTCAGTCATCATCAACTATTACAATGTTTGACAGTGATAATGGAAGCAGATATATTCATGCCAATTCTGACAGATTAGGATTCTTGAACCTAAATGCAACTGGATGGTGGGCGTGGAATGATAATGCTGGTAACTGGTTTGCAGCATCATCTAGTAGAGCGCCAATCTTCTACGATTCAGATAACACTAGCTATTATGTAGATCCTACTAATGGTGGTTTTAGTCTTATTGGTGGAACGTCTAACCGTGTAAGTTTCTATACTGGCGATTCTGGTTATTTTGTCGGAAATCCTGAAGGTAACGGTGCCACATTGAGAATAGGCTCAGCTTGGGGTTACACCGGTTTATACACCGCTGGCACTTTAAGTTTGATGGCCGATAGTTCAAATAATATTGAGTTTAGAATTGCCAATGCTCAAAAAGGTTATATGGACAGTAGTTCTAATCTTTTTGCATTTGGTTCTATGCGTTCGCCTATTTTCTACGATTCTAACAATACTGGTTACTATGCTGATCCGGCATCGACCTCTGTATTCAATGACCTTAGAGCACCAGGACATATTCTCCAAGTAGTGCAAACTGTGAAAACATCAACCACATCTATTGCCGTTTCTGCAAACACATATAACGAGTTTGATTCGGGATTCCGTGTAACCATCACACCCAAATCAACAGCCAGTAGAATTGTTCTTTCTGCTTATATTACTGGTGCACAAAATACAGGTACTGTTAGATATAAGTTCCAGTTTAGTACCAATGGCGGTTCATCTTGGTCGGATGTTCCTGGTATCGGCGATGCTGTAGGTTCACGCAGTCAGGGACACTTTGGTTATGCAGTCAATGGTGATACCAATCAGTTTAATACTTGTGCTATGGAGTTGGTTCATAGTCCATCAACTACAAGTGCTATAATCTATCGTGTTTTGTTTGGTCAGGACGTTTCTACCACATATCATTTTAATAGATCAATTGGTTATCCAAACAACTTCTTGGGTGGAACATTGTCATCAACCCTAATTGCAAAGGAAATTGGCGGATGATTTATGATATTACACATGCTATCACTAGTCTTAGACCTGGTGCTACTTGGATTATACATAGTGAAGATTATAATACGTTAGAGTGGTTTGAAGAAAATACTACTTCTAAGCCAACTCTGGAAGAGATTGAACAAGAGATTGTAAGACTACAGGCAGAATATGATGGTAAAGAATATCAGCGTTTAAGATCCGCAGAGTATCCATCTTTCGCCGACCAGTTCGACTTACTATACCACGGCGGTTATGATGCATGGAAGGCTCAGATACAGGCCGTAAAAGATAAATACCCAAAACCATAAGAGGAAACCATGGCAGTAACATACACCTGGGAAGTGACAGGTCTAAAAACTACTACACTAAATAATACACCAAACGTAGTCGTTCAGACATACTGGAAGAAGATTGGTACAGACGGTGAGCATACCGGAACATTCTCAGGTGCTACACCATTCTCTGCCGACACAATGCCAGCAGGAACAACATTTGTTCCATTTGAACAGCTAACCGAGGAAACAGTCCTATCCTGGATTCAAGCCGTTGTCGTAGGTGACTATGAACGCCACGTTAATGACAAGATCCAAGAACAGATTGACGCTTCACTAAATCCAGTAGTTGAAGCAACCCTACCATGGGCGCCAGCAGCTAATACACCATAAGGAGTGAAAACATCATGAATAAAGTAACACTTGAATTGAACATTGATCAGCTAAACATTGTTCTAGCAGGTTTAGCAAAATTACCACTAGAGCAATCAATCGATACCTTCACCGTGGTTCGCCAGCAGGCTAACGCACAGTTGCAGCCACCAGCACCAGAGGGACCTCTATCGGATAAAGTGGTAAACTAAATACTACAAATATCTAACAAGGGTAACCTAAATGTCTATTACTAAACCGGCAAATAAAGAAGAACTAAAAGACTTCTGTTTAAGACAGTTGGGTTACCCTGTTATTCAAATCAATGTTGATGATGAACAGGTCAATGATGCCGTTGAACTTGCCTTTGAATACTGGAACGAGTTTCACTTTGACGGCACAGAACGCACCTATGTTAAGCATCAAATCTCATCCCAAGATAAATCTAACGGTTACATTCAACTATCAGATCAGATTATTGGTGCCGTTCGTATCTTCCCTGTAGGTGGAACTAATGCCTCTATGGGTATGTTCGATCTAAGATATCAGTTGCGTCTAAACGATCTATGGGATTTGTCATCAACATCATATGTCAATTACTCATTGACTATGCAGCATCTAGCCACACTTGATCTTATCTTCACAGGTCAAACTCCAGTTCGTTTCAACAAAGTCAATAACCGTCTATACATCGATATGGACTGGATGAATGACGTTGATACTGGTGAGTTTGTTATTGTAGAAGGAATGATCATTACCGATCCAGTTCAATTTACTGCGGTATGGAATAACCGTATGCTCAAGAAATTAGCCACTGCCTATGTTAAGCGCCAGTGGGGACAGAACATGTCAAAGTTTGATAAGATGCAGCTACCAGGTGGCGTAACAATGCGTGGTGCTGATATCTATGCAGAGGCTATGAATGAAATCACAGCAGCCGAGCGAGAGATTAGAGAAACATACGAGGCCCCTCCTGGCTTCTTGGTAGGTTAAGATGGCCGTATCAGGGTATTTCAACAACTCCCCATCACAAGATAGAATGAGCAATGAACATCACCTTATGGAGGATGTTATTGTTGAGTCTATTCAGATCATGGGCCAGAACGTCTATTATATTCCTAGAGAATCCTTTGACGCTGGTGATATGATCTTTGGTGAGTATAGCAAATCAAAGTTTGACAAAGCATACCTAATTGAAGCCTACATGACTAACTTTGAAGGTTTCGAAGGTGACAATGACTTCTTCTCTAAGTTCGGTCTAGAGATTAGAGAAACATCTAATTTTATAATTTCACTAAAGGCTTTCAAAAGACTCATACCAACAACCCTTCGTCAGCGCCCGCAAGAAGGTGACTTACTTTATATTCCTGTCATCAAGAGTTTAGTTGAAATCAAGTTCGTTGAACAGGAACTAATGTTTCACTCTCTAGGTAAGAGACTGCCATTCGTTTATGAAATGCGTTGCGAACTGTTCCGTTACAGCGAAGAAGAAATCAATACAGGCATCGAAGATATCGATGAAGTGGCAGCCGAAGTGCAATATACAACCAGACTTATGATCTCTAATGCAGTAACTTATAATCCTGCGGCATCAAGTTATCATGACGGTGAGATTGTATATCAATCAACCGATGGTACCTGGGCTAATAACTTTGCCTCTGCTACAATCACAGAGTTCTACAAAGCCAACGGCGCTCTATTCCTACATAACATTGAAGGACAGTTTAGAGCAAATGCCAACGTATATGGCAATGTATCACGAGCAATCTTCCGCTCAATCTCTTATGATGACAGAACAGACTTCAATCCATATGATGACTATGACAACGAAGAATTTAGAACAGAAACTAATATCATTCTAGATTTGAGCGAAACTAATCCGTTTGGAACACCATAATGTTAGGTAATTCACATTTCTACCATCAGCTAACAAGAAAGGCCGTTATTCTATTCGGTCGCTTGTTTGATGATATCACTATCATTAGAAAGAATGATCAGACTGGTAAAGAAACCAGCCGCTTTCTTGTACCTATCATCTATGCTCCTAAGGAGAAGATGGTTACTCGTATTCTATCCGACCCTGACCTACTAAGATCAGTTGGCGTTATTCTGCCACGTATGTCATTCGAGATTACAGGTATCACATATGATGCCACGAGAAAACAAAACTCTCTGCTAAAGGCAGCTAAGACTAATTCAGCAACTAACGTATCTGCAAGTTATATGGGTGTGCCATATGACATTACATTTGCATTGAACATCTATGCTCGTAACATTGATGACGGTACTCATATTGTAGAACAGATTATGCCGTTTTTCAATCCTGACTTTACAGTTACAACTAATATGATTCCTGATCTAGGTGCCTTGAAAGATATCCCTATCATTCTCAATTCTGTGGCAAATGATATTGCATATGAAGGCAATTACGATTCCGTTAGATATGTTAATTGGACACTAACCTTCACAATGAAGATGCATTACTATGGTGCTATATCTTCACCTAAGATTATCAAATCAGTTTATGCCAACATATATGATGACAACTCACTAAAGTCTGGCTACATTACTCGTTTGAATGTTATCAATGCTAATGGTACATTCAAAGCAGACGACTATGTGTTCCAGGGTAACTCTTACAATACGGCATCAGCATACGGTATTGTTATGAACTATAGTGCTAACACAGGCAAACTTGTTTTGGGTGCTACTCAAGGACAGTTTAGAGTTAATAACACAATTCACGCCGTATCAACAAACGGTGTGTGTCAGATTGATTCGTTTGTGGTCGACCCGATTAAGTTAGCAGAGATCAAGATAGAGCCCGATCCTCTTACAGCGCAGGCTGGTGACGATTATGGTTATGATGTTACTATCACAGAGTGGCCAGACACAGAAGTATAAATATCAAAAATGTTTAGGATAAGTTATTATGGGTGTTGAAAAGAATTTATCGGATGCTTTAGGTATTCCTCATGAACCTGTTGAAGAAAAGAAGCAGGAGGTCATTCCTTATGAAGCACCTCCTTCTGATTTGACCGATGAAGATGAAGATTATATTCTTGTAAGAAAGACCCTTCGCAACCTAATAGTAAAGGGAAACGATGCAATCGAAGAAATCGCCACCATCGCCAGACAAAACGAAAGTGCAAGGGGTTTTGAGGTTGTTTCTAACCTCATCAAAACTGTTGGCGAAACTTCCAAAGACCTCTACGCACTACAAAAAACGAAAAAAGACCTAAGGGAACCTAATCCAGAATCTGATCCTCGTAAGAAGAATCCAGAGGGTCACATCAACGTGGAACAGGCAGTCTTTGTAGGCTCTACAGCCGAACTATTGTCCGCCATCAAGACTAAGAGAGAGCAAGATGGCAAGGACGCCGTTTAGTTATCAGAATAACCCCAACCTGCCTAATGAGCAGTATCGTCATGCATTTACACAAGCAGAACTAGATGAATATATCAAGTGTGCTGACGACCCCGTTTATTTTGCCAAGAAGTATATCAAGATCATCAACGTTGATCGTGGTTTGATCCCATTTGAAATGTGGGACTTTCAGGAGCGTATGCTTCAATCATTCCACGACAATCGTTTTTCTATCTGCAAACTACCACGACAGGTTGGCAAATCCACAACTAGTGTGGCATACATTCTGCATCAGGTTCTATTCAATGAGAACTATGTGGTTGCTATTCTAGCTAACCGTGCTCCTACCGCTCGTGAATTGCTACAGAAACTAAAACTGGCGTTTGAGTATTTGCCTATGTTTCTCAAGCAAGGCATCAAAGAGTGGAACAAAGGTTCTATCTATCTTGCTAATGGTTCAAGAGTTCTAGCCGACTCCACCTCAGGTTCATCTGTCCGTGGTTTCTCGTTCAACCTAATCTTTCTGGACGAGTTCGCATTCGTACCTAACAACATTGCCGAGGAGTTCTTTAACTCTACATATCCTACCATTTCATCTGGTCAAAGTTCAAAGGTCGTTATCGTTTCTACCCCTAACGGTATGAACCTATTCTATAAGATGTGGACAAAAGCAGTTGAAAAGACTAGCACATATATCCCTATTGAGATCCACTGGTCGATGGTACCTGGCAGAGATGCCAAGTGGGCAGAAGAAACTATCAGAAACACTAGTCAAAGACAGTTCGACCAAGAGTTTGGTTGTGAGTTCTTAGGTTCATCTAACACACTAATCAATGGTGCTAAACTAGCATCGCTGCACTGGAAAGAGCCAATCTATAGAAACGAATGTATGGATGTATTCGAGGATCCTATTCCTAAGCATACCTATGTGTTATGTGCTGATGTTGCTGAAGGACAGGGTCTTGACTACTCTACATTTTCTATCTTTGACGTTACAGAAATACCTTATAGGCAGGTCGCTAAATATAGAAACAACGAGATTAGCCCTATGCTACTACCAGCGGTAATCTATTCTGCCGCTACTAAGTATAACGAGGCTTTCGTTCTTATAGAAATCAATTCTATCGGTCTACAGGTAGCAGATATCTTACACTTTGAGTTGAACTATGAGAACTTACTAAAGTTTCAGATCAAGGGTAAACAAGGTATGCAAGCCTCTGGTGGCTTTGCTGCTGGTAAGAACAAACTAGCATTTGGTCTAAAGATTACCGCACAGTCTAAGATGATTGGTTGTGCTAACCTCAAGACACTAGTTGAGAGCGATAAACTCATTCTTAACGACGAAGATACGATTACAGAACTATTCTCTTTCTCTGCTAACAAGAAATCATTCATGGCAGAAGAAGGATCAAACGACGACCTTGCAATGACCTGTGTTCATTTTGGGTGGTTGACTGCACAAAAGCTATTCAAAGAAACAGTTTCAAATGATATCAGATATGTTCTACAGAAAGAACTAGGTTACCTACAGGATGTTGAGAACGTACCTTTTGGTTTCATTGATAACGGTTTAGATGATTACGTGGAACAAGATGCTAATGGTGACTTATGGCGAAGTGATAGAGAAGCTATGTATCCTTTCGATAATCTCAATTACGATTGGAACAGTAAGTTATAATCCTGAAAACATCAAAAACGATAAATAAGGTGAAGATGGAATAAACACCATTCTAACCTATAAAAGGAGTAAAAGATGGCATATTCACTTTCCCCAGGCGTGACTTGGTCAGAAGTTGATCTTACGACCATTGTTCCTGCCGCATCTACTACAGAAGGGGCGTTTGCCGGAAACTTTGATTGGGGTCCAGTTGACCATATTGTCACCATTAGTAATGAACTTGATCTTGTTCGTTGGTTTGGTAAGCCAAGCCAGAACTCATATACAGCATTCTTTACCGCTGCAAACTTCCTATCATATGGCAATAACCTAAAGGTTGTTCGTTCTGCTAATACTATTGTTGATGGTGCGGTTAACGCAACCACTGGTGCATATGGCTTGACCATTAAGAACGAAGATGATTACGAAAACAACTACGCTCTAATCGGTTCAGCAAATACAGTTCCAAACACACACGGTATGTTTGCTGCTAAGTATCCAGGTGAACTTGGTAACTCACTAAAAGTTTCACTATGGTGCGGACAAGATTCAGCAACATTCGATTCTTGGGAGTATTCATCACAGTTTGAAGGTGTTACAGGAACATCTTCTTATGTATCATCTAAGGGTGGTGCTAACGACGAAATGCACCTTATTGTTGTTGACCGTCTTGGCAAGTTCTCTAATGGTGAAGCAAATACTGTTCTAGAACGCTTCTCTTATGTCTCAAAGGCATCAGATGCAGTCAACGATGATGGTTCATCTAATTTCTGGGTCAATGTCGTTAATGACAAGTCACAGTATCTATGGGCAATCAATCATGCACTAGATGAAGTAACTGGTGTTTCTGAAACCTCATCATGGGGTCGTCCATCATCTACACAGAATAACACAGGTCATCTAGTTGCAACTGCATATGGTCAGTCAAATGCATCATATACAATGGGACTATTCGGTGGTAAGGTTGCTGCACCAACTAATGCACAGCTAAACTCTGCATATGATCTATTCTTGAGCGCAGAAGAAGTTGATGTTTCACTAATCATGACTGGTGACGCACCACAGGTTGTTTCAGAACACGTTCTAGATAACATTGTAGGTATTCGTAAGGACTGTGTTGCATTCGTTTCACCTGATATGGCAGACGTTGTTGATAACGCTGGTAGCGAAGTCTCTGATATTGTTTCTAAGATTGACCTATACAACTCTACTTCATTCGGTATCTTCGATGGTAACTGGAAGAAGCAGTTCGACAAGTATAATAACGTATATCGTTGGGTACCGCTAAACGGCGATATCGCTGGTCTATGTGCCCGCACCGACTTTGATCGTGACCCATGGTTCTCACCAGCTGGTTTCAATCGTGGTCAGATTAAGAACGTTGTTAAACTTGCTTGGAATCCAACCAAGGCACAGAGAGACGATCTATACAAGAACAACATTAACCCTGTTGTCACCTTCAAGGGTGAGGGAACTGTTCTATATGGTGATAAGACCATGCAGCGCAAGCCTTCAGCATTTGATCGTATCAACGTTCGCCGCCTATTCATTGTCCTTGAAAAGACAATCACAAAGGCTGCTAAGTATTCTCTATTCGAGTTCAACGATGAGTTCACCAGAGCCCAGTTCGTTGCTCTAGTAGAGCCATTCCTAAGGGATGTTAAGGGTCGTCGTGGCATCTACGATTTCAAAGTAGTCTGCGATACCACCAACAACACCCCTGAGATTATTGATCGTAATGAGTTTAGAGGAGATATCTATATCAAGCCTGCTCGTAGCATCAATTTCATTCAACTTAATTTCGTGGCTGTCCGCACTGGCGTTGCCTTCTCCGAAATTGTTGGCAAGTTCTAATAAATAAAGGAAAAGGAGAAATAACAAATGCCATTCAACGTAAATGATTTTAGAGCAAGTCTAGTTGATGATGGTGCACGTGCCAGTCTCTTTGAAGTAATGATGACGCTGCCCCCTGTATTAGGGTCAGCACCTCTAAGCCCTGATATCATTTTCAAGGCTAGAGCAACATCACTTCCAGGCGATGCCATGTCATCTATTGAGATCCCATACTTTGGGCGCACAATCAAGGTTGCTGGAACAAGATCATTCCCAGATTGGTCTTTCCAGGTTATCAATGATGAAAACTTCACCATTCGTAACAACCTTGAAATCTGGATGAACCAGCTAAATTCACATGTTGGTAACCTTCGTAATCCTGCTGCAAGAAGCGGTGTTCAGTATCAGGCACAAGCATACGTTACACAGTATGCTAAGACTGGTGAGATCATCAAGCAGTATATGATTTTCGGAGCCTTCCCAGTTGATGTCGCTGCAATCGACCTAGATTGGGCATCTGGTGACCAGATCGAAGAATATGGTGTTACATTTGCTTATCAGTGGTGGGAATCCGTATTCCCAATCCCAACCACCGACTTCGTATAATCAGCACTAAATATAACTATATCCTACGGGGGTTATCTCCCGTAGGATTTTAGAAGAAGGATATTATTGTGAAATTATTTGGTTTCCAAATAGGTGCTGACAAGGTCGATCCACGCTTTGAAGATCAGCAAAGACAGAAAACATTTACCTTACCAGAGAACAACGATGGTGCGGTAACTGTTGCTGGTGCTGGTTATTATGGCACATACGTTGATCTTGATGGTACATTCCGTAATGAGACACAACTAATCACAAAGTATAGAGAACTATCTATACAACCAGAAGTAGAAACTGCCGTCGATGAAATTGTCAATGAGGCAATCGTAGTAGAAGATTCTGGTACCTCAGTAGAAATCAATCTAGACGAAGTTAAACTTACCCCACAACTAAAGAAGCGTATCGAGGATGAGTTCAACTATATCCTAAAGTTGCTTAACTTTGGTAATATGGGTCACGAGATTTTCCGCCGCTGGTATATCGATGGTAGATTGTTCTATCATGTCGTTATTGACGAAGGTATGCCTAATGCTGGTATCCAAGAGGTCAAGTATATTGACCCACGCCGTATTCGTAAGATTAGAGAGATTCAAAAGACTCGTGATCCTAATACTGGTGTAGAACTAATTAAAAGACAAATTGAGTATTACCTTTATAACGAAAAGGGAATGATTGGCGCAGGCACCAATCTAGGTGCAAAGATCGCCGTTGATTCTGTCGTTAATATCAATTCAGGTATCATGGATCCAAAGCAGACCATGGTGCTTTCATATCTACACAAAGCAATCAAGCCATTCAACAATCTAAGAATGGTTGAAGATGCTACAGTTATCTATCGTCTATCTCGTGCACCAGAGCGCCGTGTATTCTATATCGACGTTGGTAACATGCCTACAGTTAAAGCGGAACAGTATGTCCGTGATATCATGGTCAAGTATCGTAACAAGCTAGTATATGATTCCAATACTGGTGAAATTAAAGACGACCGCAAACACCTATCAATGCTTGAGGACTTCTGGCTACCACGCCGTGAAGGTTCTAAAGGCACAGAAATCTCTACACTAGAAGGTGCTCGTAACCTTGGTGAACTAGAGGACGTTAAGTATTTCCAAACCAAGCTATACAAGTCACTTGGTATTCCAATCTCAAGACTAGAACAGAACCAAGGCTTCTCACTAGGTCGCACAACCGAGATTACTCGTGACGAACTAAAGTTTAACAAGTTCGTTACTAGACTCCGTAATAAGTTCTCTACACTATTTGATGATCTTCTAAGAGTTCAACTTGTTCTAAAGAAGGTTTGTACCGAAGAAGAATGGAATGAAATCAAAGAAGATATCTGGTATGACTATAAGAAAGATAATAACTTTGATGAACTAAAAGAGGCGGAACTACTTAATACCCGTCTTGATACACTAATCAAAGTTGATCCTTTCATTGGTCGTTACTATTCTATCTTGTGGGTCCGTAAGAACATTCTCCAGCAGACAGACGAGGACATTGAGGAAATCAATGCTCAGATGGAACAAGAGAATGCCATACTAGCACAGCAACAACAAATGCAGATGCAAGCCGATGCCGAGGCACAAGCAATGCAGCAGCAACAGGATATGCAGAATCAGATCCAGTTTAATGCACAGCAGCAGATTGCCCAGGCTCATGTCCAGAAGGAAGTTGATAGTATCAATCCTGAGGCTGCCAATAAAGAAATGGTAAACAAAGGACATGAAGCAACTATGATGGATAAAAAGATTGAACTTGAACGTATCAAGTCATCTAAGAAGCCAGCCGCAACCGCTAAGAAGCCTGCACCTAAAAAGAAATCTGTAGTTAAAGAAGCCAAAGAACTAGGCTTAATCTATGTTGGTTCTAATCGTTACGCCAATACAGAGGGTGATGTTACTCACCTGAATGAAGATGGTGTTTTGGTTCCTATTAACTAAATAATACAAGGGTATTTGAATTGTCACTCAAAAGTGTTAAAACATTAACAGCGGCACAGATTGCTAAGAAGTGGAATCTATCACTTGATACGGTTAAACAACTTATCGATGCAGGTGCTAAGGTTGAGAAAGAACACACAGGTAGTTTAAAAGACGCCAAAGAAATTGCAAGAGATCATCTATCTGAAAGACCAGATTACTATAAGAAACTGTCTAAGGTAGAGAAGTCTAAGATATCAGAAAGTATCAGCACATCTGGTGTTAGAGGTTTAGGTAACGTTAGCGGTGATCCTGCTGTCATCAATTATGTGCAGCAATATATCAATAACAACTCTATGTCATACCAAGATGAAAACGGTAACAAGTTAAAGTGGATGAAGAAGCATCATAAAGGCCACGAGCATAACAAAGTTGGCTTTGATGAGTTTAATCCTACAAAACTAAAAGAAGGTATCTCTGCTGGTCCTGAAAGAGAAGCAGACTACAGTATTGGTGATTCAACTGGTAATACTAGAAGATTGCCTAAGATAGACGAAGGTGAAAGACTAAAGAAAGCTAAGCGAGTAGCTATGGCGGGTATGACTGCTGCTAACATATATACCATGGGTGATGTTATGAGCAAAGCATCTTCTGGTCATGGCTCACCCAAAGGAGATGTTGTTAGAATGGCAACTACACTACCAG